TGGTCGTTTCGTCTGGTTACAAACTGGTAACTATTGGCGTTGACCACCGCTTCCACAAGTTGGCCGTCCAATTCGAGCCATACCTGCCCGCTTCGGACAAGTTCGATGAGCCAATCGGATTCTGCATCGGTCAGCCAATCGGAGTTGAGTGCATAGACGTAGTCAAACGACCCTGCCCAAACTTTATCGTAGGTCAGCGTTGCATATACGTCCGTATTGTACCCGAAGGTATCTCGCTCAACGTTCGCTCGCTTGCGGTTCTTGAGGGTAAAGGTGTACGAATCTATCCCGCCGTATTTGTTGATGAAGTGGACGGGTATGGAGTTAAATCGCTGGCATGGGCCGATAACGTAACGCTGGCGAATAGTTAAATTACTGGGATTAGCAAGGGAATAAAAATAAACGTCATAAAATCCTCCCTCCGCACTTGGAAAATTAACCGAACCAGCTTGACCATCCGAACACTGCCCTGACGTGAGCGCTTTAAGGTTCATTGGGCCAACACCAAAGCGAACAATGTTGGAGCCTGAAAGGCCTGTTGGAGTAACCTCAAACTGGCGAGAAAATCCCGAAGCCCCTGCCTGCCAATACTGAATGTATGCTTTTCCCACTGCACCTCCAAATTGCCCAATAGCAAGCCATCCATAGTTGTCACTATACACCGTGCGAGTTGTCGGCGTAGTTAGTATTCGGGTTATATTGTTGGCAATCGTTCCACTTGGAAAGTACACACCACCACTCCAATCCGCAAGTTCCAACTGCTCCAAATTTCCTGCAAAGGCGATATTCCCCGTTACGTTCGTGGTCGTTCCTGTCTGCACGACAGGCGTACTGCCGTACTCTTCCATGAAGGTCAGGCGATAGCCCGAATAGAACCCTGCATGGTCGGCAAAGCCCGTCTGCGTCAGCGTTGGTACTTGCGGTGCGATAAGCGTTTCAACGACCCTGCTCACGTCAAAGAAACCGTAGTTAGTCGTCGGCAGTTTGTCGCACTTGAGCCGTGCCAGCGTGGTCGTGCCTGCTGCGTCTTTGACATCGCAGACATAACGATAGTTCGCCCCACTGGTAAGCGAGCCGCTCACCTTAAAGAGCATTTTGTTGTAAACGGGTGTGGCCGCTTGGGGCGAACCTGATAAGACTGATATTGCCATTGTTATAGTTTAGTTGCTACGCTTATGGATTTGCCAAGGGTTTCAGCGACCGTATTCACCAAAACATCCACCATTTCGGGGGTTACTGCGTTGCTCATGAAGTTGGTGGCTCTTGTGCCTCGCTGGAATACCCAATAAGCAACCGACCTGCCATCGACCAATCCCTGCTCCTTCTTGGTCCGCATCCGCTTGAGTTCACGGGAATAGGTCGGCACAACAAGTTTTTCCTTGTTGGCAATCCAATCGGCCATGGCTTGAGCAGGTGGGAACTTATCCCTGTATTGGAATGGCGACCTCGGAGCCTTTGCGCTTGATGACTTTCCTCGCACCCCTTGATCAACGTACTTCCAATAGGGGTTGGCCATAATAGCCACGACGATTTGCTTTGCGGATAGTTCAATGTCTTCGGGGGCGATGGATGCCGAGAGCGTTCCCCCTGCGTTGGCGTTGGCTGCTTCGAGGTTCTTCTTTGCAAGTTCAATGACCCTTGCTACCCACTTGACCAGCACGTCATAGGTTGGCGACTTTCCTCCACCCTTGGGGCCTACGATTGAACCAATGCCCTCCAAAGCGGTTTGGTCGATGCCCTTCATCGAACCGCTGCCGAACTTACCTACAGGTTGACCATTCGCAAGGATGGTTGTTTCCATGTGGGTAAATGTACCCTGCGCCTGATAGTGTCCTACCTACGCCTCGCCCTCTCCGCTTCCATCCTCTCCGCCTCCAAAATGTCGTGAATCAGCAGGGCATAGTTCAAGAACTCCACCGCCTTCATCGCAAAGATGGCATCGAACTTCAGGACATCCTTGTTGGCCATCCTCCACACGACCATCAGCCAACCGTAGCCTGCGAGGGGGTTCGTTACAGGCCCTTCGCCACCTTCGTCAGGTGCTTGGAATAGTCGCTCAAAATTTTCAAGTAGCTTTCGGAACTTAGCAAAAAAAAACTGACCACCCCCCAAACATCGCCGACCTTGGCGTTGGCTTTGAGCAGTTCGGCCCTATCAGCATGGCCTGCCCCATCGTACTTCTTCGGGAACCATCCCATGAACCCCGCTTCCCTGCACAGCGTTGCCATGATGCGGTGTAGGTTCTGCACCAGTTGGCGCTCGTCCGTTGTGTTCATATCCATGAGGTCGATGAGCTGCCCTGCCGTGAGTTCGTCCGTGAACACCGTTGGAATCCACCACTTGCCCCCTGCCTTGAACTTGCGTTTGTAGGCTAGTGCAGGCAGTTCGTTCCATTCCTTCACGATAGCCTTGTACCGCTTCGTGAGTGCCGTGGCTGGCATATCCCTGACGATGGCGACCTCCACGCCCTCCACAATCGCAACTACGCCCACACGCTTGTCAGCATCGTTAAGCGCAGGGCTGAACTCCAGTGCGGCTATCCGTTGGAATTGGTCAATCGTGAGGTCTTGGAGTTTCATAGGTTTAGGAAGGTTTTGTACGAGGATGCCGCTGATGCCGATGCAAGGTACTGACTGAACTCCTTGTCAGCCTTGCGCTCTTTCTCTGAATAGTACCAAGGAATATGCCTTGCCGATTCCAGCAATGACACGCCCCCGATGAAATACTTGGGTACGTTGTAAACTGCAAACGTGGTGTCGATAGCCACGTCAATCTTGGCCGCATTCACTATCCTTGACCCTTGCTGACGATTAGCCTCGTAGGTGTTGACGTGGGTGTAATACGATGACCGTGGTGGCACGTCATCCCAGCGTAGGGATAGACCAACCTTGCCCACAGTCGGAAACATCTGCAACCACTCCACGCACTTGACGATGGTTTGCTTGCTGGTCTTGGACAGGTCAAGGTCAGGGTCGGTTACGGCGTAGTAAGGCTCGCCAAGTTTCTGCACCAAGCCGCAAAGCCACGGTGCTTGATGTCCTGCATTCACGCCAAGCGAAATGACCTCACAGGGTTTCGTTGCGTACCATTCCAATAGCGGCTCGTATGTTGAGCCGTTGTCCACGATGTAGATGTCACCAATCCCTTTCCACTTGCGCAAATCCCTGACCATCGCCTTGGGCCATGTCAGCAGGTTGCGGTTGTTGATGATGACAGGAACTTTCATCGCTAAAATTGATAAACCGCAATGAGGTCATCGTATTGCCCCGATGCGGTCAGGTCAATAGCCTCAAACAAAACCCCGCTTGGTGCTACTGCTGACAACTGCACAAACCAATCCTTGGACTGCACGTCCTCAATCATCAGCACACCTCCTTGGTTCATCAAGGGAGCATACAACTTAACGCAGTCAAGCATAGAATCAAGCGTATGAGGGCCATCATCCAAGAGGAAGTCAATACCGTTCTTGAAGTAATCCTTGGCGTATTGCACGGCTTCGGGGGTGTAGGCCGAAGCGATGTGGAGGTGCGAACGGTTCCAATCAATGTGCTGGTCGGCCTTTGGCTTGACTTGGTTGGCAATGTCAAAGAACAGGAACTTAGCCTTGGGCAGATACTTGCACCACATGGCCATCGACCCGCCGTGCCATACTCCTATTTCCACGAAGTTGATGGGGTCGGTCCGTTTCTCTTGCAGAAAACGAGCGTAGGTACTGGTGTAGTTGTGACCGTTGGCCTTGTCCGTGCCTCCAGCGTAGTCAGCACCATTCAGGTCTAACTCGTTGAGGATGTCAATCAGTTCTTTGTCTTGCATGGTTAGAATGTGATGATGAACTTGTCAGGACTTGGCCATCCCTTGCAGGAATTGTACACCGTCATCCCTTCCCTCTTCCCGATCCAATGCTCGGCCTGCCAGCGGTGTTCCCTCACAGGCTCTCCGAGTTCTCGTATATGGCTTGACTTGGCCCACCAAAACGTGCCAGCGAAGTAGGGATAGCCGTCGGGGTTGTTGTGGTCCGCGATTTGCGGGAACTCTTCTTTGGTCAGCCAGTACGCACCAACGCAATCAACTTTCTCCAGTTCGGCAAGGCATCGCTCCCAAGCGACGACATTGAAGAAAATCATGGACCTGCACCACAGTTGGTTGATGAGGGATGGGTCGCTGCTTCCCTTGGTGTGAGCGTACAGGTAGGCGGCATCCTCGTCTTGGCTTGCCTTGTACATCTCGGTGAGCGTGGCCTGCTCCCATGCGTTGGTGCGAGTAACGACAACCTTTACCTTGTCTTTTATCAGCGAATTGTCAAGTATTTCCTTGACCGCCTTCCTCTGCTCTGGTGGACCAACGATGCCCACCCGAATCTCGTCCAATCGTTCTATCAAGCCGTAGTTGCACAGGGCCATCATGTGCTGGTTCATGATGAGTTGCCATTGGCCGCCGCCTCCGCAATAAACGTGGTAGTAGTGGATTAGTTTCATAGGGAAGCGATTGCAAAAAGCAAGACCAATAACAGGGCGAATCTGCCAAAAATCAAAAGCGTGTCAACGATGGATTCGAGGTTCATACAAGTGTGTAATTCTGCTCAAAAAAATCCTTTGCGACAAGCCATTGGTCTAAATGGTTTTCTGGATTACGAGCAATCATATCTCCCTCTTTTGGGCTACCGTTATCTTTATCGGCTTGTGAAATTGACACAAAATCACTCAAAACTTCACCTACGATATAAGGCCGCATTTCGGCAAGTTGTTTTTTGCGGTATTGTTTGAACTGGTTCATTTTGATTGGGGGTTTGGTTGCCCCAAAGTTAAACCACAACATACTTTCCCGAATTGCTTACCCTCAATTTGTTGAGAGCCACATACCGCATCGCATCGCAGGCGTGGTTGAATGAGTCAATGGGGACCCCCGTGTTCTTGCCCTCCTTGTCGGTTGCCCAAGTGTAGGAGCGCAGTTCCTTGATGAGGTTTGTGCTATCCTTGGTGACCTGCAACTTGAACCGCTTGAGGATGTCGATGCCGTTCCTGACCGAATCGGGGCCTTTCTCCGCTGGCTTGATGTTAAAGCCAAGTCGATAGATTTCTTCGATGCTCTTCGGTTCCGCTGAATCCGCCACGATTTCCCAAGCCCTTGTAATCCCCAAGGACCGCAGTTTGTCTGCGATGTCTTGGTTGGTGAGGCCCGTAGCGTAGAGCAGCTCTTGCACCAAGATGCAGTCCCCTTGGCGGTAAATAGCGACCAAGGCCGTAGGGTCGTTGCTGAAGCCCCAGTCAAGCCCTAAGGCGACGAATTTGGCTCGGCTGACATCGATACCCTCCACCACCTCGAAGTCCTCGTATATCGCACCCTGAAGCGTCCCGACCTGACCGAGGCCGTAGACCTTGTACCAGTTTGCCCAATACTCCGAAGTTTCGGCCTTGATCCTCGCTTTCTCGATGAAGTCCCTCGCACTCTTGGGGCAGGCTTCGTTGTCCTTGTAGGTTAGAATAAGGAAGTCCACGTCCTCATCGTGCATCAGTTCGGAGTGAAACCAAAACCCGTTGACCGGGTTCCAGTCAAGGATGACCGACTGCTTGGTTCGTGCAGCCAATTCCGTGTAAGCGTGGAAGGATAGGTTGTTCGCCTCGTTCATGTAGAGCCTGTCCCTCCTTGCACCCCTTAACTTGGAATCATCGTCAGCCGAAAAAAACTCGATGTAAGACCCGTTAGCGAACTTGTACCGAAAGTCGGTGGCGTTCCATCGGGCAGCGTTGAACCGCCCGGTAACGGTCATAATCTTCATGAAGTCCCTCATGGCCCCACGCTTGAGGTGTGGGATGGATTCGGCTACAACGCTCGTTTCCGTGTAGGGATTCTTCGTGCAATAGTCGATTTCAACGGCAAGGATGGAGTACGTCTTGGACGCACTGGAACCGCCTTGTACCCCTTTGACGAACCGCTTTAACTCACGGACCTTATTTACCGCCGTGGTTCGGATGAACTTCTCTTGCTCTTTTGCCGGCATCAGTCATTGTCGGGGAATAGGGGTTGCTCGATGTGGACCGTGTTCTCTTGGCGTTCCACAAGGTTGTTCAAGCGTTGAGTGATGGATGGGTTGTACTGACCGACCATGCCTCCCTCGATTTGGTCTTGACGAATGGTCCGCCTTATGCGTGAACAGATGGCTGAATACTCGGAGTAGTTGCCCTTTGTGTTCCCAAAATAATCCCCTAAGTCCTGAACGATACCTGCATCCGCACACCAGTTCTCAAAGCCTTCCAAGGTCAGCGGTCGCTCTAAGGGTTCGTACTGGGGGATAGCATCCTTGCCGGGAAATACGGTCTTGGTCCTTGGGTTGTTCTTGACCTCTGCCCGGTATGCCTCAAAATACTCCCACATCTTTTCGGGGGTTTCAATGTACTTGCCGTGTCCCTTGCTGGTTCCCATCAGTATTCAATTTTATCGATCAGTTCGTCAATCTTGTCCACAATCTTCATCTTGACCGCATAGGCGTTAGGGGCATTGGATTCCTCCACCGCTCCGATGCATTCGCAGAGGGTCGTTATGACCATCATGAGCGAATCCATGCGAGCCTGCACTTGGGCTTCTTGGTTGTCTTTAGTCCTCGAGCTGGCCAAGTTCCCGAAGTTTATTTCTGCTCCAAGATAACGCAGCCTTACCGCCCCAAAGCAGGTAGCTGATGTAACCGCAGTCCGAGGTCGAATCTGCGTTGTCGTAGTAGGTTTCTGCCCTTGACAGGTAGGAATGCATCCGCTTGATGGTTTCCAGCGAGATGGCCTTGCCATCCGCAAGTTGCTGCGCCCTAACCTTGCCTGTCTGCGTTGCACACTTGTTGCCGTTCCTCTCGTTGAGTTCAATACCACGCTTGGCGTTGTTCCTGACCCCTTCGCCATAATCGGCGTAGGATTCGAAGGCCTGCCGCTTGTGATTAGCGTAGAGGTTGCCGCATACTGCCAACCGTTGCTGGGCATCGGGGAACTCTGCTCTGGTCTTGGAATCGGACATACAACGACCGAGGAATTGGTCGCTGCTCTCATTGCTTTGAGGAACTGGTAAGGGCATGGGTAACGGTCTGCTGATTTTCTTGGGCGAAG